CAAAAACAAGTTACTTGCCTTGCGGAAAATATTTACTTTGAGGCTGCACATGAGCCTCTAGACGGAAAAAAAGCAGTTGCATTTGTAACAATCAATCGTTTACAGTCTGGAAATTATGCACACACAATTTGTGATGTGGTATTTCAGAAAACTGGAAACACTTGCCAATTCTCTTGGTACTGTGATTCGGAAATTTTAAGAAAACGCTTGACAATACGTGATACAATATTATATAATGAGATTCGTGACTTAGCAACCTATATGGTTGTGAACTACGAACGCATGAAAGATGTTACAAAGGGTGCGACATACTATCATGCTGATTATGTGAATCCAGGTTGGAATCTAAAGAAGATAGAACAAATCGGTCGGCATATCTTCTATAAGAGCAACAAGGATAATATTGACAGAAACAAGGAGATTATATGAGCGAAACTAAAAAAAGCACTGAGTTGATTACTGTGATTGTATGTATTACAATTGCTGTTTGTTCAATTGTTGTTGGAACATTTTTGTCTAACATCAATGACCGTAACAACATGGCAAAGAATATTGAGGCAGCAATCCAAAAAGGTGTTGATCCAATTTCCGTTAAGTGTTCCTATGAAACCACACCAACTTCTACTTGCATTGCATATGCAATGTCACTGAAAAAATAATGCCTACTAAAAATGAAATCGCTGAGTTCAGCGAAATGATAGAAGTTTTATCAAATGAAATGAAGTGTTCTAAAATGGAAGCAATTATTCATCATTGTGAAACTGTTGGTATGGAAATTGATGTTGCTTCTTCACTAATTTCTTCAGCACTCAAATCAAAAATCCGTGAAGAAGCACAAGAATTAAACCTTTTAAAGAAAAGTTCTAAATTGCCTCTATGACTTTTGAATATGAAGAATCCAATGGATTCTCAGCTTTCGCACTCTATAATGCCATTCGTCTTCATTTTGATTCTGATAGTTATGATTTTTTCAAATATAATGGAAAAACCAACGTATCAAAAAGTTCCTTTACACAGAGAAAAGATAAGTACACCTTTTATAAATTATCAAGGAAATACAGTCTGGAAGAACTGAAATACTTTTATATTTCCAACTTTCTCAACAAGAACGTAAATTGGGTTGGTGACATAGCAGGACCAGAAGGTGAAACAATATACAAAGAATGGCAATCTAGAAATCAGAGCTTGACATATAATTTTGAACAAGATATAATCTGTATTCTTGAAAGAGAAGAATCTCTGGATTCTATATTCAAGGTGTCGGATTCTCAGTATCCGATTCTATTGACTATTGCTATGCAAAAAGACATAATGATTGAAACGTTTATCATACTCAATGATATTTTGAATTTCTTTCCAATATGGTCTAAAAAAATTGATGATACAATTATTTGGCCAAGTATAAAAAGAAAATGTGAGAAGTATGCACCGTTCATTCAATATGACAAGGTGAAATTTAGGAACATTCTAAAACAATCTCTAAAGGAATATGTGTGATGTTGTTGACAACACCTAAATATTATTATATAATGATTCATGTGGACAATCCGTTTATATTCCGTTAATAAGAAAGGTAAATTATGGTAGATTTTTCAAAACTAAAACAAGCCTCTGGTAATTTGGACAAGTTGGCCAAGGCTGTAGAAGCTCTCAACAGTTCCGAAGTTTCTTCTGATAAAGAGAAATTCTGGAAACCAGAAGTTGACAAAGCAGGCAATGGTATGGCAACGATTCGTTTCCTACCCACATCACCCCAAGATGGTGATTCTCTCCCATGGGTTAAAATCTTCTCTCATGGTTTTCAAGGACCTGGCGGTTGGTTAATTGATAACTGTCTTACGACAAAGAATCAACAATGCCCCGTTTGTGAACACAATAACAAATTGTGGAATTCGGGTATTGAAGCCAACAAAGATGTTGTTCGTAAACAAAAGCGTAAACTAAACTACATCACGAATGTTTATATCGTTAATGATCCTAAACATCCAGAAAACAATGGCACAGTAAGAATGTTTAAGTTTGGTGCCAAAATTTTTGAAAAGATTACTGAAGCAATGAATCCTCAATTTGAGGATGAAACACCTATCAATCCATTTGATATGTGGAAAGGTGCAAACTTCAAACTGAAGATTACTAAAGTTGCTGGTTATCAAAACTATGATAAATCAGAATTCGAATCGCCATCTGTATTGAAAGATGATGATGAAGAACTAGAGAAAATCTGGAAATCTCAGCACTCACTTTCTGTTCTGGTTGAAGACAAAGAATTTAAATCTTATGATGCTTTGAAATCTCGTCTAGATAAAGTTCTTGGTTTGAATGGTGAAGAACCGGTCACCAAAACAACTGTTGAACAAGCTAGATCCGAGCCACGCAAGCCAGTAATTGTTGATGTTGATGAAGATGATGATATGGCTTATTTTTCAAAACTAGCCAGTGAGGATTAAACACACGCCTCTCAGCGTTTGAACCCCGCCAAGTGCGGGGTTTTTTATTACACCACGCGAATGGAATTGTAAATCATTCTCTGAAAAGTATCATCCATATTACGAACAGCTGGCATAATTCTTAACGCATCACTAGTTTTATTCACTGGTTCTACCTGAACAGTTTTGGTGGCATAAGGTGGTCGCTGAGCAGGCACATTGTTTTGATTTAAGTTTCTATTTAAATCAGTAACTCCAGATACATTTTTATATGTGCTATCCATAGGTGTTGCAGTGTTGGTTCCACTATTAGTTATTGCTGGAGCTGATACAGAAGGAGAAGTTATGTTTGCTGGCGCTGGTGACACAGTTCCTGCTTTAGATACCGGTGTCAATGATAAAGGCGTTGTATTTGCACCAGACACTCTATTAAAGACACCACCCATTGTTTGTGGGGCCGGTGGTACAACTGGCGCAGGATTAACTTGCGGTGGGCCTTTATAATCTTTAGGCGCAGTTATAACTTCGTCTCCTGGTTTTAATTTAAGACCAGTAATGGGATCTAATATACCAGCATTTTGATTGTCCCATCGAATTTGTGCGCCAGTTCGAAGGTCGGGGTTAGCACCTGGTGGTGATAAAGGTCTTGGATTTGGTTTTTCTTTAACTGGTGCAACGGTGCCAGAAACAACTCTTTCCAATAGAGCTCTACCTCCTGCGGCTTCTATTGCATTTTCATCACCACTATCCAAAATAGCTTTTGCTGTGTCTTTACCACCAACGGCTATTTCTTCTAGTTCAGCCATACCTCCACGAAAGATTGTTGCAAGTTTTTGTTTATCGTATTCACTGGCATTTTGTATAAAATTTAATGCTTGTTCTTGTGTAACTGTAAAATCAGGCAATTTTCCAATAGCCCATTTCATGGCTTCAGCTAAAAGCAACACTAAAGCAATTATGCTACTAGCAGCACCCAATGGACCTAAAAATAGGCGAAAAAGGCTACTATTCAAAAAAGTGAGTAATTTTGTAAATAATGGGCCAGTCAAAAATCCAAAAGCTTTACTTCCTAAGAAACTGAGTAAAGTTTTTAACACTTTAAGACCACCAAATAAATTTGTTATCGCAGACATAACCAAAGATACCACAGTTTTCTTAAAAGCTTCAAACATACTTTTTAACATTGATAAAAATCCATCAGTTTCTTTTTCTTTGGTTATTGGTGAGACCGTTCCTTTTGATTTTTGAATAGCTTCAATTAGTTGTTTGTGGCGTTTTTCGTCTTCAGCTTCTCTTTCTTCAGCATAATCGGATTGTGAATCTCTTTGTTTTTTATCAAACTCATAACTTTTATTTAAAAATTCGTATATATCAGTGAGTATGCTTAATTCCATTCCTTGTTTATTGGTGGTTCCAATTCTTGTATTTTTACCACCAATCAATCTAGCCGTACCGGAAAAATATTCTATATCACGTTGGCTTCGACCCATTAATCGACCTAAAATAGCAGGAGCCAGCTTTGATCCACCTGTTAAAAATTTGGCAATGTTTAATGGATCAAATTTTTCTTTTATTTTAGTTGCTCTAGCTTTTGATTTTTGAGATAAAGATTTTTTGAATGATTCAAAAGTTGAATCACCTTTAACAATGTTGGCAGCCATCAAGTCCGAAAACTTGGCACCTCTAATTTGTTTTGCTACGCGATAATCCATTTTTTATCCTACTATGAGTTCGGTCATTTCATAATTTTTTGAAATTAATGCCGGTTTATCATTTTTTAAATTTTCCTGCATATCTTCTCTTTGGTTAACATTTGAACTAGAAAGTTTTATTGGACTTTCGAAAATTTCATCCGTATTTTCCATGTTTTGTATATCTGAAAATAATCTCATACTTTCATTTGACAAATCAAATATATTTTTGTCGAATACAGCAGGAAAATTATTAATTGAAGAAACTTTTTTTGTTGTTTTTGAATCATTAAATTTCGATGCAGCTTCTTTTGAGGCAGCCGCATAAGCTGGAAAGGTATTATGAATACCATCTGGCTGTAACGGTCTTCCATTTAAATCAATAATAGGAACATTGATTGCTGATCGTATTGCGTTACGTACTTCTTCTTGATAATCTCCACCATAGTATTTAGCTAGACCGGAACCTCTTCCTGGTCCGTTAGGAAAAAGCATAAACACAACATTGTGGCCGTTGCTTTGTGCAGCAGCCACCAATTTTGCAACATTACTGGCTATTTTACTTGGTGGAATTAAAGGAATTTTTCCTTTAGAATCAATATGACTTCTCATACTATTAGCAGTGTCATTTGCACCCTGACTAATAATAAGATTTTGATTTGGTGGTATATTCGCCAAACCAACAGGAGAACCAAATCTACGACTTGAGGATAATCCTCTCCATGTACCGCCATAGTTAGTTGAACTTGTGGATGGTTGTCCGCCGTTGGCCATGTTAGTGACTTTATTATTCATGACGGCTACTGCTTCACCGTGACTATCACCAATGGAATAAATTTTTCTGCCGTCCATTGTTGGAACGTTAATGGCTTGAGATACAGAAGGATTTGGTCCAGAAATAATAGGTTCTGGCTTTTTCATTGGAACTATTGGTGTGGCAGGAGAAATTTTCTCTAAAGTTTGATTTCTATTTGCTTCTTCAGCAGCAGCTCTTTTTCTATTTGCTTCTTCAGCAGCAGCTCTTTTTCTATTTGCTTCTTCTTCTTCAGCTCTTTTTCTATTTGCTTCTTCTTCTTCAGCTCTTTTTCTATTT